GGGGGGCACAGCCCCCTTTATCACGGGAGAATAGCTCAGCAGGTAGAGCAGATGGCTGAAGACCATCGTGTGGCAGGTTCGACTCCTGCTTCTCCCACCAAGTAGAGGCACAGGGAGGTGGTGGTATGCCTAAGAAGAGCAGGAAGGGCCAGAAGAGCCAGAAAAGCGAAGGACGCAGCAAGTATCAAACATATGTGCTCCCTCGCCTGGTTGAGATCGAAGGGTGGGCCCGGGATGGTCTCACTGAAGAACAAATAGCCAAAAACCTCGGCGTGGCATACTCCACTTTCCGAGTGTACAAGGATAAGTACCCGGCACTTTCGGCGGCCCTAAAAAGGTCAAAGGCTATTGCGGACCGCGAGGTCGAGAATGCACTGTTCAAGAGAGCGATTGGCTACACCTATGAAGAGATAACGCAAAAGCCCCTGGTAGATCCTGAAACCGGAGAAACCAGGATTGTGGTTACTAAAGTTGTCACCAAACACGTGTTGCCGGATGTTACCGCACAGATATTCTGGCTCAAGAACCGGAAACCCGAAGAGTGGAGGGACCGGAAAGAGACCGAGATCACCGGCAAAGATGGAGGACCTGTCGAATTAAAGAGCTGGGTTGATTTGGTGGTGAAAGCACATGAAGGAGAGGCAGATCCTCCAGAAAGCCCAGCGTGACCCTGTTTGGTTCGTCGAGGAAGTTTTGAACGCTCACCCGTGGGAGAAGCAAGCGGAGATACTGCGGGCGGTCAGAGACTATCCCAGAACCGCCGTCCGGAGCTGCCACGGCGTCGGCAAGTCGTTCATCGCAGGCCAGGTGATACTCTGGTTCCTCTCCTGCTTCCCGTACTCAATCGTTCTGAGTACAGCTCCGACCTGGAGGCAGGTGGAGAAGCTGATCTGGAAGGAAGTGAGGGCTTCATACAGGAGGGCCAAGATACCGCTTGGGGGTAACCTCCTTCCCAAAAGCCCGGAGATTCAGATCGTCCAGGACGAGTGGTATGCTGCTGGCCTGTCTACGAATGAGCCCGACCGTTTCCAAGGCTTCCACGAAGAGAACATTCTGGTGGTGGTGGACGAGGCCGCGGGCGTGCCTGAAGAAATCTTTGAGGCCATTGAGGGTGTGCTTACTTCGAGTAACGCACGTCTTCTCTTGTTGGGGAACCCGACCAGCACGGCGGGGACATTCTTTCAGGCGTTCAGAGGCGGGGGCTGGAAGACGCTCAGCATATCCGCGTTTGACACGCCCAATTTCATGGCGTTTGGCATAACAGAGAGCGACATCGCTGCCGACACCTGGCGTAACAAGATCACCGGGCCTTTGCCAAACCCGAAGCTGATAACTCCGGAGTGGGTGGCCGATAAGTACAGACGCTGGGGGCCGGAGTCGCCGGCCTATATTGCGCGCGTTAAGGGTGAGTTTCCCCCAGAGAGCGAGGATACTCTCATCCCCTTGGCTTGGATCGAAGCGGCTATGGAGAGATGGCATGACATGGAGCACGGCGAACCGGTCGAACTCGGTGTGGACGTTGCCAGGTTCGGCAGCGACAAAACCGTCATCGGCGTTCGACACGGGTGGAAGGTCATCGCGCTCCACGACTACAGCCAGCAGGACACCATGGAGACCGCTGGCCGTGTGATTCAGGCGTACAAGGAGCACAGGGCCACCGATATCAAGATCGACGTCATCGGTCTGGGCGCCGGCGTGGCAGACAGGTTGAGGGAGCAAAGCGCTCCCGTGACCGAGGTCAACGTTGCAGAGAAGCCCAACGACCCCGAGAACTTCGACAACCTACGCAGTGAGCTGTGGTGGAACCTGCGGCAGCTCCTGGACCCGAATACCAAGATGAACCCTAACCCGATCGGTCTGCCGCCGAATGATGAACTCCTGGCCGACCTGTCCGGCATTAAGTACAAGATCAACTCCTCGGGAAAGATTGTGGTCGAGTCAAAGGCTGAGATGAAAAAGCGCTTAGGCCGCTCCCCAGACTATGGCGATGCGGTCTGTTTGTTGTTTGCGAAAGGGCGCAGGATGAACATCGACGCCTTGAGGGCACTTGCGAGCATAAAGATCTATCGCTAGAAGCGGGGTGAAAAGATGAGCTTCATAGGTGAGATGGTGAGGATACCTAGCAAGATAGCAGGAGAAATCTCCAGGCTGCGCCAAACGGTTCATCGATGGGGAATACGCATAGCCAGCTCTTCTCCGGGTGTTTACCAACTCCGTTCTGAACCTGTGGACTACCAGCTGGCGCGAGAGCTCTACGATAACACAAATGATGCATATAAGCTGGGCGCCGCCTTCGCCAAGCCGGTGATTAACACTACTGTCGGCTTCGTGGGCATACCCCGTTTTGTCAGCGAGGATGAAGATGCGCAAGCGGTGCTGGATGAGTTCTTTGGGGAGCACTCTTCACTGATGCAAATGACGCATCTGGGTGGGCTGAGGGATGGGGATTGCTGGGTCTGGCTTACCCGGGAAGAGTCCGAAGAAAACAGTGCGCTTTATCCCGAGGCCGTTGGCGGCAGGTTAGTCTATAACATAATTCCGCCCGAGATGATTGCCCAGGACAAACTGAAGCGCCACCCCATCACGGGTGAGATCATCGAGTATGTACTCGAGTCCTCCTGCGGATGGATTGACGAACGAGGGAATCTACGCAAATGCAAGGTGCAGGAGCGCATCAATAGAGATGCCCGAATCACGACGATCATCGAAGGAGACAACCCTGGCATCGAGGAAGGGGAACGGGAAAATCCGTGGGGGTTCATCCCTATCGTTCAGTTTTCCAACGAGAGGGATCCAGGGTCTGCTTTTGGGAAGAGCGAGCTCGAGGTGATCGAGCCGTTCATCAAGGCATATCACGATGTGATGCTCCACGCCATCCAGGGTTCCAAGCTACACAGCACTCCGAAACTCAAGTTGCATCTCAAAGACGTCGACACCTTCTTGTCAGTCAACTTCGGCATAACGGATCTTGCCGAGTTCATGCGTAAGGGCGGCGAACTCAAGATTGATGGTAGAGAGGCGTTCATCTTTACGCAAGACGGTGAAGACGCCGACTTCGCCGAAGTGCGTTCTGCCACCGGCGATGCCAAAGAACTGCTTCAACTGCTGTTCTGGTGTATCATAGATGCCTCTCAGACACCGGAGTTTGCATTCGGAACCCACACGCCCAGTTCCCTGGCCAGCGTTAAGGAGCAGATGCCCGTGCTGATCAAGAAGATTGATCGCAAACGGGAGCAGTTCGCTGACAGCTGGAAAAGGCTCGCCAGGATGGTACTGGCTATGGAGTCGATGGCTTCAGGCAAGAAGTTTGCTACCCATGCTGTTGAGCTGGTCTGGGATGAGGTAGACCCGAGGGGTGACAAAGAGGTTGCTGAGACCATCGAAGTATTGGTAAGGGCCCTCACCACGGCCGTCAATAACCAGATCATGTCTCACGAGGCTGCCGTGTCGTTCCTGGCCAAGTACGTCGAGACCATGAACGACTACGAAAGTGATGACCCCGAGGTGATGGGTGAGAAAGACAGGATCGTCCAGGATATGCTGCGCAGGTCTCAGCTTGAGGACGCTCAGCTCGCTGAAGATGAACAAAAGATGATCGAGCAGGTCTTGGCCGAGATCCAAAAGAGCCAGAACCGCGGCCGTGATGGTGATGCGTGATGTCTGTCCAGGAGATGACCAGGCGCAACATCGAGCTTATTCGGCGCATATCAGACAGCGTGATGGGCCGGGAACTCCTCACAGCCAGAAGGGACTTTCTGGCTGTCAAACTGAGGCATGAGCCCGCATTGGCCAAGATATACCTGGATGCGGCGGATCGAGTGGCCAAACAGCTGAGAAGCTTGAGCCCCACTGTGGGTCAGCTGACTCGCAACCACCTCGAGGCCTTGGACAAAGCGCTGCGCAAGGAAGCCGACACCATCTACCAAAAGAGCGCTGCACTCATCAAGACGGGCCTGATGGAGGTTGTAGAGATCGGGGCCCGGCCGATAGACAACTTCCTCATCAGGGCTTTGAAAGAGGCGGATGCTCCGATAGACTTCTTGCGCCTGCAGAGGGGGTTTGCTGATCTCAACAAGTCTGCAGTCGAAGCCTTCTGGCTGCGCACTCGCCAAGGGTTAGCTATTTCGGATCGCATTTGGGAGCAGGCCGAGTCCGCCAGGCAGGCCATGCGGGATATTATCCACGCAGGCATAACTTCGGGGCGCGATGCTGTCCAAGTGGCGAAGGATTTAGAAGTTTATGTGAGAAATGGTACACTTGCGGAAGACTATCCGAACATGATGGCGCGCATGGAGCGCCGTGTGCCTGGCAACCTGTCCTATGAAGCACTCAGGCTTGCCAGGACAGAGTACGCAATGGCCTTTAACGAAGCAGTCTACAGCAGGGGCATGATCAACCCGGCCTATATCGGCGTTCAGTACTGCTTATCGGATAGTCATCCGGAGCCAGATATCTGCGACGATTTGGCGTCTGCAGACCTCTATGGCATGGGGCCAGGGGTGTACAAGAAGGGTGAAGAACCTCCCCACCCGCACCCAAACTGCCTCTGCTACGTCGTGCCCGTCGTCATTGAAACAGAGAAGTTTGTTCAGGACTTGATCCGTTGGAAGAAGGATCCCCGGTCGGTTGACTACTTGGAAGAGTGGCACAACAACATCTATAGGCAGATGGTGTTCTAAGGAGGGCCATCATGCCCCGGATACCCAGCCTCGAGACTACGCGGTATTGGGACAAGTTCCTCCATCTCGCACGAGACTGCATGAGGGACCTGTTTGACTATGCCCATTATTGGGATCAACTAAGTAGCGAGCACCGATACAGCTTGCTGCAGTCCTGCGGGCTGATCAAAACGGCCATACCGCATCTGCAGGGAGGTCGCGAAAGGGGCGAGCTGACCCGCAGGCAGCTGAGGGAACTGGCTGTTCTTGAGCGCAGGTATTCTGAGGCTGTGAAGCTCCTGGAACTGCTGAGACGCAGGGACCAGGAACTACACGCAAAGGAGAGGGACCATGAATAAGACCAAAGTCCAGTGCGACAATTGTCCTGCAGTATTCATCGTGCAGGACAATATGTTTGTTAGGCAGGTTGAGGATGGTATCGAGGAAGTCGGGTTCACCTGCCCGGAGTGTGGGCGTGAGACCATCGCCTACAAGATTGATGACGAGATCAAGCTGTTGCAGAAGAAGGTGAGGAAAGAGCGAGAGAAGGCCCAGAGGAAGATCGAAGCTGGCGTTGAGCCGAGGAAGGCCGAACGGAAGTTGAGGCAGGTGGTCCGTTCGCTGAGGCATTCGATGGATAGGCTAAACGGAAGGACACCTGAATAGCAAACGATGGGAGTTTCCTCCCACCGTTGTTATGCCAA